AAATTGGAAATTATTTAAATTCACCTTCTAATGATCCAGACATCAAAAGAGATCCTAGTTATAATCCAAAAACTGGTAAAGGACATTACAAAGATCCACGTAAATCATCACCAAGACCAGGTGAAGTTAGAACATATTGAAATCGGATCACTTTCCAAACTGTCCACCAGAGGGTCTCACCGCCCTCTTTTTTTATAAATAACTAAAAAAGTAAGAAAGAAACATGAAGTCTTTTAGTCAGTTTTTGCATGAATCATATTTGAATGAAGAACCTGTGGGTAGACCAGCGGGCAGAAGAAAACCTGGTTCACTAACATATGCACAAGAAATGGAAAAGATAAACGCTAGAGAGGCTGCGGCGGCAGAAAGAAGAGCACAAAGAGGTCCAACTGGTGCTGCTGCAAGACCCGATCTACAATTTAGGCCACGGGGAACAACTACTACAGTTTCTGGATCAGATGTGAGGGGCCCAGAGGTTACAACACCACCACCAACATCATCCCCATCACCTTCATCACCTATACCAGGTCGTAGGCATCGTTCACATGGTAGAGTTATTCCTGGTCCTAGACCCACAGCACCAGCAACAACTCCAGCACCAGCAACAACTCCAGCACCAGCACCAGCGGCAACGTCTTCATCACCTAAACCAGGTCGTCGTAGTCGTGTACAGGGTAGAATTGTTCCTGGTCCTGATACTAGAAACTTTCCAAGTCCAAAACCCACAGCACCAGCACCAGAGGCAACTCCAGCACCAGCACCAGCGGCAACGTCTTCATCACCTAAACCAGGTCGTCGTAGTCGTGTACAGGGTAGAATTGTTCCTGGTCCTGATACTAGAAACTTTCCAAGTCCAAAACCCACAGCACCAGCACCAGAGGCAACTCCAGCACCAGTAGCATCATCATCTTCTGGAGGAAAACCACCATCTGGTGCGAGACCTTCTACAACATATCGTAATGTTGGTGTGGGGAAAGAAACTGTAAAAGCATCTACTCCACAAGCGCAACCACAAACTCCAAAACCTACTTCAAATCCAAACATTGCCTCTAGAAGACCTGGAGAATCAAGAAAAGATTATGCAGCAAGAAGACAAGCAGCAACTCAACAAAGAATGAGTAGATCATCTTCTGCAATAGTACCAGCAGGAAAATCAACCTCATCAGCAATAGTACCAGCGCCAGCAGGAAAACCACCTGTAGGAGCAAAACCAAGCAGATTTGGTAGGATTGCTGGACCTGCTTCTGCAGTACTAGATACTGCACTCTCTACTGCCGATGAAAGAGCAAAAGGATCTGGATGGGCAAGATCACTCGCTAAAGGTGCTACAGTTGCCGCTGGAGGACTTCTTGGTGGTACTGCAGGAGCAATTGGTGGTGGTGGATTATTGAGTGCCGCCACAGGAACTGCTGGCGCTATGGCGGGCGGTGCTGCTGCAGAAAAGGCGTTTGACACTGTTGCTGGAGCAAATGCTAAAGAAAGAAAAGCAATGGCAACTGCGAATCGTCAGCGCCAAGCAGGAACTGCACTTAAAGGTATTGGTGGTAAAACAACCTTCGATACTAAAAAGAATACAATGACTACAGGAACTGGAGCACAAAGAAAAACAGTTGGTCTTGCTAAGACTGGTGTAGTTCAAAGAGGTGGTCAATCTGTTGCGGGACATCTTGCATATAAAGGTGGCAAAGCAGTTTATAAAGCGGGCCCAAGTGCTCAGTCACTTGCTAAGACTTCTTCTAATCCATTAGAAAGAATTGGTAGATCTTTATTTGCTGGTGCATACAAGAAATCTGATGCGGCAAATGCTGCTAAGAAACTTGCTACCGCAAGAGCAAACGACGCTGCTCGTAATAAGGCACTTGGTGTAAAATCAAAACCTGCAGGTTGATTTTTATAAATATCTTTATAAAAAGGTATTAAATTTATAACCATGTCTAGAATTTCGCAAGACTTTGTTAATAATGTTGGTTTTTTATATGAGCAAATTCATGTAAAAGACCAAAATTTTTTAAATGAAGAATCTGAGTATTATGATGAAGAAACTGCAGAACTGACAGAAGATATTATTCTTTCTTTATCTTTGGCAATGTTTTCTGAGGGTTATACTGCTGAAACTTTTGTTAAATTTTTAGTGAGTTCTGATGAAGAAGTTATTTTAGAAAAATATTTAAGTACTGATATAAATTTTATTTCTGAAGAATCAATTTATAATGATTTTGTTGAAGAGCAGTTTGAACTTCTTGAGGTTGCTGGATTAATAAAACTTTTAGGAAGAGGTGCCAAAGCTGCTGCTAGTGGAATTAAAGCAGGAGCAAAAGCAACTAAAGGTGCTGTTAAAACAGGAGTTACAAAAGTAGCAACTGCTGGAGTAGAATCAAAAATTGGTAAAAAACTTGTAACAAATAAAGGACCTAATATTTCTGGTCCATTTAAAAATGTATCTGGAAGAACAGGTTCTGCACAAGATAGAAGAACGGCTGCTTTAGAAAAACTTTCAAAAAGACAAGCAACTAAAGCAGGTATAGAAGTTCCAAAAGGATCATTAAATCCAACACAAGCAACCGAATTAATAAAACAAGCAAGAACTGCAAGAGCAATTAAAGGTGTAAAGACTGCTGCAAAATATGCATTAGCCGGAGGTACTGGTGTTCTTTCTGGATACATGGGAGCAAAACTTGCTGGTGGAGGTGGTGATGGTAAGGTAGGACCTAAGATTGTGGGACCTAAAATTGTAGGACCTAAGATTGTAGGTCCAAAATCTTCATCCTCTTCAGATGGTGGTGGTGGATCTAATTCTTCAGGTGGTGGTGGCAGTGGTGGTTCTTCTAAACCTTCTTCAGGAGTTCCAAAACCAGCACCAGCAAAACCTGCTGCTAAAACTGATATGCAAAAGTGGGCAAAGGCAAATCCACGTCTTGCTCAAGCAGAAAAATTAAGACAACAGGGTGCATCCAGACAAGATATTAATAAAGTTTTATATGATAAAGGAACTGCTGCTTCTCAAGGATCTGGTCAAAGTAAAATGGAGAGAGATGCAGAAGAACTGCGTAGAATGACTAACAAATCAAAACAACGTCAAGGACAAGAAATGGGAGGCCCTGAGGGACCTGGAAAAATTGATACAAAAGCAGTTGAAGCAGACATAAAGGCGGCACAAGAAAAGGAGAAAGAAAAATTAAAACAAAAATCTGCTGAAGTTGCTAAAGAATCATATGAACCTTATGACGTTATTTTAAATTACTTGCTGTCTGAGGGTCATGCAGACACCTTAGACGAGGCAAATTACATTATGATGGAAATGGATGAAACTGCAATTGGTACAATCATAAAACAATATGAGGATTATTTACTTGCTGAAGAAATTCAAGAGTGGGTAAATGGTCTTGTAGAGGAAGGTTATGATCTTTCACAATATACATGGGATGATATGGTTGAGTATTACGTAACTCAGAATTGATCATATTATAACATCTTCAAAGGGGGCTTGACAAGTCCTCTTTTTTTATGTAGACTACCTTTGTCCCGGTTGAAGATGAGGCTTTAGCTAATCTTAGAAGACTTAAGAACCACGCCATAAATTCTTTCAGATTCACTCATATAAAAGGTTCCACCGATATTGGTATTATAATAGTCTTCACTTAACAATACATTACGATTAAATTGTTCATAAGTTTCATAATAACTCATAGATTTCTTATGAGGACATAGGTAAAGTATTTCTCTAAGGAAATGTTCTTTACCTATTTTTTTTACATCTTCTTTTAATTCATCACAAGAACCAAAGTAATTTTTCCAATCAGATTCTTCGGTCTTTCTTCTTCCTGTCTTTTTGTTCTTTTGTCTTGTCCAGAAATGTTTTTTACCAATGTACTTTTTATTGTTCGTAAGATTCGTAATTATGTAAACAAATCCTTCCATTCCTTTGGGAACATCGGTAAAGACCGTTCCATTATATTGCCAATCCATAAGAATTCTTTATTTGACTATTTAGATTTGCATTCCAAGTCAAAAAGTGGTAGACTGAAAAAAATTGATAACACTCCTAATACCATGACTATACTTGAAAATACACTTCGTATCTCACACGATTGGGCAATTGATCGTATTCATGAGTTGTCTGGTTATGATATTGAAGCGGCACAAGCAATTCAATCTGAGTTCAGTGAATGGTTGAATCCTGATATTCCAGAACATGATATTTTTTCATTGGAATATATTGGAGATTAATTGGTTATTTTATAAATATCTCTAGTGTCAGTAAAAGAGGTATAATGACATTAGATCTTCATAACTTTTTTAAGTATTATGATGATGGTAATGCGAATCATGTAGCAGCAGTTCAATGGTTAGAGGATAACCTTCCTGCTCAATTTATGGATGACTCAGAATCTGAATGGATTGGAATTTTTAGAACAAAACCACCAACTCCAGCAGTTCTTGATGTTCCATACTTTAACCAAGTAGACAACTATAGAGATGCACAAAGAACTTGCAACTCTTCATCGTGTGCAATGTGTCTTGCTTTCCTTAAACCAGGAAGCATTAAAGGTGATGATGAGTATGTTAAGAAAGTATTTGCGATTGGTGATACTACAGACCATGCAGTGCAGACTAAAGTCCTCCAAGGTTATGGTATTAAATCGCACTTTAGTTATAATTTAAGTTTTGTTGATATTGATAAGAGTCTTGATGGAGGAAAACCTGTTGTTATTGGTATTCTCCACCGTGGTTCTCTAACTTCTCCTACTGGTGGGCACATGTGCGTGGTCATTGGTAAGACTCCAGATGGTAAGGGATATTATATTAATGATCCATATGGTTCTCTCAATGACAACTATACTGGTCCCGTAACGAATGGTAAGAAAACCATTTATACCAAAGCAGTTCTTAAGCACCGTTGGGCACCTACCGGAGGGGACGGATGGGGTCGTATCTTTGATTGATAAATAATAATGCCTTAATTGGTTCGCATCTTTAAGGTAGAGGGGGGAGCAGAAATGCTCCTTTTCTTGTATAAATACTATTGCGAACCAATTTAAGAGTAGAAATGGTAAATCCTAACAGGTTTTATACCTATGCCTATTTGCGTGAGGATAGAACTCCTTATTACATAGGTAAGGGAGTAAGATATAGATTATTTGAAGGTAGTGGAAAACCTTGTCCTGTTCCAAAAGATAAAAATAGAATAATCTTTCTCAAACAAAATCTTATAGAAGAGGAAGCATTTAAACACGAAACTTATATGATAAGTGTGTTCGGCAGAAAGATTGATGGTGGAATTCTTTTGAATAAAACTTTTGGTGGTGAAGGTGCTTCTGGTAGAGTAGTCAAAGATTCCACCAGAGTAATTCTTAAAGAGAAATGTAGTGGGTGGAAACACACACCAGAAGCAATAGAAAAAATAAGACAAAGTTCTTTGAGTAGGATATATTCCCCAAAAAGTGAGGAAACAAAAAGAAAAATAAGTAATACTCTAAAAGGAAGAAAATTATCAAAAGAGTTGGTAGATAAAAGAACTCAATCTGTCTGTAAAAATACTTATGTCATAATATCACCAGATGGGGTTAAATATAATACCAATAATTTAAAAGAATTCCAAAGACAAAATAATTTAAAACATCTTTATGATGTGGTTTCTGGTAAAAGGAAACAAGAGAAAGGTTGGACTGCTTTTAAAATATAAATAACTAAAAAGTATTTGTAAAATGAACTCACAAGAACTTCGTGCCCTTCAAGAAGCATATTTGGAAGTTGTTGAAGGTAAAGTTGCTTGGGACGACCCAAAAAACCCACTTCAATCTGGATATACTCCAAAAGAAAAGTCCGAAGCAAAAAGAAAGCAGTTAGGTGTAGATAATCCAGAAACTAAATCTTTTGAAAAAGGTGGTCCTAGTGAAAAAGAATATGCAAGACATGGAAATCTTGCTGCTGTACAGAAAAAGATGAGTAAAAAAGGTCAGCAACCAAAAGGAAAACCTCATAAATTCAAAGATCAAATCACAGTTGGAACAAGAGGGCAACTTAAAAGGAAACGGTTTCACCCACCACTGGGTTCTGATGTTCCAAAAGAAAAGAGAAGTTCTTACCCACAATCCGTCAAAAAGGAGCAAGCAGATATCTACGACATCATCTTCTCACACCTTCTTGATGAAGGTTATGCTGAAACTCCAGAAGCAGCAGAAGCAATTATGGTGAATATGAGTGAAGATTGGAGAGAGAGTATTATTGGTTAAATACTTATGGAGAATGAAAACTCCTCGATTAATTTCAAGAGAAAGATCTTACAAAGAATTAAAGATCTTACAAATCACGGAAAGCACTTAGAAGCTTCCAAACTTTTCAACAAATACTTTGGAGACGACAATGGCAAGAATCGATTTACATAACTTCTTCAAGTTCTATGACGAGAAGAACCCTAATCATGTGAAAGCAGTTCAATGGTTGGAAGATAACCTACCAGTTAAGTATCTAGAAGATAATGTAGATTGGGCGGAGATCTACAGAGGAAAAAAGGGTAATGCGGCACCAGCATCATCAGCACCATCTGCTGCCGCTCCTGTAGTTGGCGGTGATGATATGCCTATGATGGGTCTTAAATTAATCAAAGAGTTCGAGGGATGCCATCTGAAGGCATATCCAGATCCTCTCACTGGTGGACTTCCAATCACAATTGGTTGGGGTTCAACCCGCAAGAAGGATGGATCTGCATTCCATATGGGTGATACTCTCACACAAACAGAAGCAGATGAACTTTTGATTGAACAATGCAAGAGAGAGTTTCTTCCTGCACTTCGCAAAATTCCACACTGGAATGAAATGTCTGATGGTAAAAGAGGTGCCCTACTTTCTTTTGCTTATAATCTCGGTGCTGGTTTTTATGGTTCTGGTGATTTTAATACTATCACTAAGAGACTGAAGAATAAAGAATGGGACTTAGTTCCCGATG